AAGATAATAGATAAAAGGATATATAATGTTAAGAGATGGAATAGAAGTAGAAGATCTACATCCTAAAGAATCAATGAAGATTCAACAAGCTATAAATTTAGCTCAAGATATAAACTCAGATGCAAGATCAGAAGTAGACCCTAAGAAAGCAGATAAATATTTTAACGACCTCTCAACAGGAATAAATCAAGATGAAATGAATATGTTCTTTGATAATACTGCTTTTGGGGAAAATGGTGGTAAAGTAGATAGAATAACGACATATGATAAATGTTCTGAAATGGATTCTATGGAATTTATTCATAGAGGGCTTGAGCTTATAGCAGATGACTCATCTCAACCAAATGATGATGGAGATACTGTGAAAATATATTCTGATGATGAAGCTATCAAAGATGTCATCAATGATTTATTTATAACTAAATTAGATTTGAATAATGAATTATGGTCTATTATTTATGAAACTATAAAACTAGGAGATAATTTCTATGAAGTTATAGTTGATGATTATAAAAAACCCAAAGAAATCAGAAGAGTAAGATATATAGATCCAAGGAAGTTGGAACGTATCGAAATAAACGGAAAACTTTCACATTTCAAATATATAAACAAACGAAAAACAAACGTATCTCCAGAACAATCTCAAAAATTATTTCCTTGGCAAATATTACATTTTAAAATAGAAAATAAAGAAACAGCACCTTATGGTGGTTCTTTATTGAAATCTGGTATGAGAACTTATGATAGATTACTTATGTTAGAAGATGTTCTATTAACATATAAAATATCAAGAGCTCCGGAAAGAAGAGTCTTTTATATTGATGTTGGTAATTTAAATCCTGTAGAAGCTAAACGATTTATGACTAAAATGAGAAATTCATATAGAACTCAATCATTTATAGATGAACAAGGAAATATAAATAAAAAAGCAAATGCTTTATCTATAACATCTGATATATTCGTTCCTACAAGAGAAGGTTCTTCAGGTACGAGAATTGAAACACTTCAGGGTGGAACAGCAATGGGTGGTGGTTCAGAAGATCCATTATTAAAACACTTTAAAGATAAAATATTAAAGACTATGAATATACCTCCACAATATATGGGAGAGACATCAGATAAATCTCATTCACTATCCCAATTGGATACGAAATTTGGTCGTTTTATAGAAAGAATCCAAGCCCAAATTATTCAGACATTAAATAAATTAGCTGCTTTAGAATTATTCTTTAAAGGATATAAGAAAGAGGATCTTCACAATTTTAAAATTGAATTGACTCCTCCATCTAATGTCAAAGAAATAACAGAGATAGACATATTTAATCAACGAATGACATTAATTCAAACAATACAACAACTTCAAATGTTTCCTAATGAATGGATTATGAAAAAAATATTAAGATTTTCTGATAAAGAAATTTCTGATATTGATATGCAAATGAAATTATCTACAGATGAAGCTCAAGCAGGTGGTATGGGAGCTCAAGCTCCTGGTGGTGCTCCAGTAGGTGATTTACCTCAAGAAGGTGAAATACCAGCAGAAACTCCTCCAGACGGAAATCAAGAGCCTGAAGAATTATCAGCTTCTGTAATGACTAACGTTTTCGGTCAAGATATGCTACTTGAAAATAAAGATGATTTCTTTAAGATTGTTAGAGCTGCTGAAGAATTTAATAAACCAGAGAAAAACTCTGTGCTTTTAGAATCAATGGCTAAGTTATTTGATACTCCTTTAACACCACCTAAGAAAGAAAGTAGAAATAATGTGATATCGCAAATTTCAATAAATGAATTTAAAGGATTAGATTTCAAAAATAGAAACATAAAACTATATGAGAAAACTAAAAGAAGAAAAAAGCAAGCAGGGACTCTAATGCTTGAGGAAGTATCTTATAATGAACGTATTATAAGTTGTGGCAATGATATCATAAATAAAGCATTAGATTAAGAGAAGTGGAAAGGTAATTATGAAAAAGACTTACACTCTACAACAATTGTTAGAGGAAATAAAAGAACAAACACCAAGATTTGAAAAAGGGCAATTTTTCGAGGTTCAGAAATCAATATACCCTAATACTGATGTTAGTTCTGATATTAAAAATGTTATAATAGATGAGTCTAAAATGACATTACCTTTAGCTTGTTCTAATAAGTCTAAAAGAGAATTTAAGAGAGATAAAAAGGTTTTCTATGAATTCTTTAAAGAAACAACAAAGGGTGATTTTATAGAGATAGTTGAAACAGATGGCTTTAGTGCTAAATGTATTAATAGATCTCTTAAAGAGGATGCTTTAGAAAAATATTATATAGATGAGTCTATCAGATATATAAATATTGTTTTTGAGGACATTATAAATGGGAATGTAAAGCGAGTTTATCGTGGCATTAAAAAATATATATAAGATCCATATGGAGGACAGAAATTATGAGTCAAATGACAATTAGAGAGTTTGAAGAATTAAACTTATTTTCTAATAAAAACGTTGAAAAGGTTATATCTACTATAGTAAACGAATCTTCAAATGCAGCTTTGGTTGCAGTATATGAGGATTCAGTTATTCTATTAGATCATAATGAAGGTAGATTTTATTCTGCTGATTATAAATTTGAGAGCGAAGGGTTAAAATTAACACTTGAGAATTTTGATGAAATAGAATTAGAAAAAGAAGACGATGATTTCAAAGCTAAAGCAAGAAACTTCTTTGAAGATGACAATGCTTCAGTACAAGAGTTAGCGGAAGCATACAGAAATGATGTTATTGATCAAGATGGATTTGTTTCTGAAATTATAAATGAAGCTTTATCACTAAAGAGTAATTCTGGAATAGTTGATTATTCTGAATTAGTTGAAGCTAATGAATACTCATTAGCAGATGAAGATTATTTTAAAGAGTATGTTGAACGATTAGAAACTAATCCTTTAAACGAAGTTAAGTTTTTTAACTTTGAAGATAAAGTAGTTGTTTCCTTATTTGAGACAGAAAAGATTAAATTAGTTAACTCTTCAGTAAGAGAAAAAGCTGAAGGTCTTTGGAAAAATCAGGAATTTAAAGCTACTCTATCTGAAGCATTAGAGATTATGATAGAAAATTTTGAAGATGGTAAAGATTTATTTGAAGCTGTACTTGAAGAGTATCCACAAATTTTCTCTTTAGATAAAGCAGAACGAAATTCACTATTTGGTAAAACAATCCTTACTAATAGAGAGCTTGCGGAATCAAGAAAAGATATTATGAAAGGTATCGAGATTATATTTGAAGGTGAGTCAGTTCAAGCAACAAAGGAAATATATTTATCAGAAGCAGAAGAAGAAGAAGAAACTGATGATGACGATGATGACGATTCTGATAGCAAAGAAGATAAAACTCCAGCTAAAGAATTAACTCCTGAACAAATTTCCTCAATTACAGATGAACTTAAAACTTTATCTAAAAAAGTTGAGGATGAAGGACTTAAAGAGAAATTAGATTCTATAATCGGAAAACTTGATAAATCTATGAATGAAGGAACTAGACCAGACGTAATCAAAGAAGCTGTTCAGTTACTAATGATCTAAGGAGATTTAAATGAGATTACAAGATTTAATAGAAAGTAAAGAAGAGATACTTGAAGAAGATGTTCTTTTAGAAGAGTATTTAGTTGAAGAAGATATTCTTTTAGAGGATGAAGAATATCTTCTAGAAGAAGAATTATTAAATGAAGATGTTTTAGCTGAAGCTTATGTTTATAAGAAGAACTTTACTAAATTTTTAAATAAGAATCTTAAGTTAGGTAATAAGAGCATAAGCTCTTATCCAAGCTTAAATAAAGTTTTTGACTTAGTTCAACTTAAAAAAGCTACTAAGGGTGTTGGATTAACACCTGAGCAAAGCAGAGTTGTTTTATCAAAAGCTACTAAAGCTAGTTCTGATGAAATATCAAGAAAAGCAGCTGTTAGAAAAAAGATTGAAAGTTTAGATAATGAATTAAAACAATCTTTTAGAACAAAAGAAAAAACTAGAATAGAAGCTCTTCTTACAGATATTAAAAAAGTAGTAGGTGATGAAAGACTTGCTGTAAGAGCTGATAAGAAAAATCTTAATTCTATAAAGAGAGGAATTAAGAATAGAGCTAAGGCTGTTAGTAATAGAGTTAAGACTACTGAAAAAACTGCTGAGAAAGTTGTTAGAGCGAAAAAGAAAGATCTTAAAGCTAAAGAAAATGCTGCTGGTAGAACTGCGACTAAAAAGAGAATTAACTACAATATCACAAAGGTTAAAAGAACTACAAGAAAAGCTAAAGATTATGCAGTAGATTTTTCTAAAACACTTAAAGGTAATTTTGCTAAAAAAACAAAAACTGCGATAGCTCGAATAAACAAGCAGAAGATGATGGGTAGGTAGATTATGGCTGAACAAATATTCTTAGAGGATTATCAAGAGACATTTCAGTTTCAACAAATAAATGAATCTGATGCTCCTAATGGTTATTTTATTAGAGGTATAGTTTCAAGAGCTGGTGCAGCCAATAAAAATAAAAGAGTTTACCCTATGGGTGTTATGAGTGAGGCTGTTGCTGCCCTACAAGAGAAAATTACTAAAGGTGGGTTTGTTGGAGAATTAGATCATCCGTGTTTAAGCGACAAAAATTTTGATGTACTTACTAAAACTGGATGGAAAAAATTCGTCGATCTTAAATTAGAAGAAGTTGTTATTTCTTTTGATGAAAATAATATAATGGTTGAAAATAAAATAGAAACTATTATTGATGAACCTTTTGAAGGAAAAGTTTATCATTTCAAAGGAAGAAACATTGATTCTACATTTACAGGAGCTCATAGATTCTATTTAGAAGATAGAAATGGTAAAAGAGAGATAGCTACAGCTAAAGAGATTTATGAAGGTGATTTTTCACATCATAAAATAATTAAAACAGGGAAATGGTCTGCTGATACTGCTGACACTTTTACAATAAAAGGAATTCCTGAAGAAAAATATACTCTTAAATTTAAAGAAGATGTTAGAAAAGATCTTGTAATGAATACTAAGGCTTTTATGGCAATGATAGGTTTTTTTCTATCTGAAGGCTGTACTAGAAAAGATGATTACAGAGTAATGTTTTCTCAAAATGAAGGTTTAATAGCTGATGAATTTAGAGAAGTTTTAAAGCAATTACCTTTTGAAGTCAAAGAATACAAAAGAGTAGATAGAGACAATGTAAACATAAATTTCGTAATTACTGACATTAGGTTATATAATTATTTGAAACCTATAGGTGATTGTTATACAAAATATATTCCTATAGAGCTTAAGAATATGGATTCTCCATATCTTGAGGAATTATTAGATTGGTATATCAAAGGTGATGAGAGAAATCTATTTTCAGTTTCTAAACGATTAGTTGAAGATTTACATGAGATTTTAATAAAAACAGGAGGAAGCGGTAATTGGACCGAGATTAAACCAGAGAATGATTATATGTTTGCTGACCATTTAATAGAAGCTGCTAATAAACAGGTTTTATATCAGTTAAATATTTCAACTACAAAAGGTATCTATTTAGATAAAAGATTTTTATCTATTACTGAAGATGATTATAAAGGAAATATTTATTGTATAACTGTTCCTGCTGGGAACTTCTATATGAAACAAAATGGGAAATCTTTTCTTAGTGGTAATTCATCCCCAAAGATTAATGTAAATAAAATTTCTCATAAAATAACAAAACTTGAAATGATGTCAGATGGAGCTGTAGTTGCTGAAATGGTTGTTTTAGATACAACCGAAGGAGTAGAGCTTCAAAATTTAATTCGTGGAGGAGTTCGCCTTGGAGTTTCAACAAGAGCGTTAGGTGGAGTTAAACCATATCATGGTGAGTTAGGAGAAGGTTTAGTAGAAGTACTTCCTGGTCTTAATTTTAAAGCTATAGATGTTGTTTTTGATCCTAGTGCTGGTGAAGATGGTAGACCAGATTTTGTAAATGAGGACGTTATTAACGAATCAATCTATGAAGAGAAAAAAGTTTTTTCTTCAGTATGGGGAGATATGTTCGGTAGCGTATAGTAAGTTCTTATCTTCCTGTTTTTCGCAAACAGGAAGATAATGTTAGAAACAATTACATCTTATATAGAAGATATAAACTTGGAGGAAAAAATATGGCTGATAAAATTCTTAATCTAGAACTATCTCAGGAAGATGAGAATCTTTTAAGAGAAAGCCTTACTACTTGGAAAGAAGGGCAGTATGCTGAACTTCTTGAGGAAGTAGAAGAACTAAAGCGTCAAACAATAGAAGAGCTTGAGGAAGCAAATGCTGAATACAAAGAGGAACTTAAAATTGAATTCTCTGAAAAGTTAGTAGAGTCTCTTGAAGAAATGAGAGCTGATTTACGAGCTGAAGTATTATCAGAAATGGTTACATCAAACCCAGAGTTACAAATTCTTGAAAAAATTAAAGAATTAGTTGCTCCATCATTAGATGAAAACTATCTTGGAAATTTATTTTCAGAAGAACTTCAGACATTAAGAGAAGAGAATGAAACTCTTATTGAAGAAAGAGAACTAAATGAAGGTGCTGAAACATTAGGTGAGCTATTAGCTCCTTATTCAGAGAAAACACAAGATATAGTTCTATCTCTTATTAAAGAAGGAAACTCTGAAGAAGTTACTGAGCAATTCTATAACCTTATTGAATCTTTAGAAACACTAGATGAAGATGATGAAGAAGAGAATGAAGAAGATGATTTCGACAATGATGAGTATGATGACGAAACTGATGACGAAACTGACGACGAATATGACGACGAATATGACGACGAAACTGATGACGAATTTAAAGAGTCATTTGATGATGACGATTCATATATAAACGAAGAACTTGAAGATGAAAAGCCTATAAGACGTTCATCAAGATTACAAGAAATGAGAGATATGATTTAAGATCTATATAAAAAATTAAACGTATAATTTTTTATATAAGTAAAGATAAAATTAGAAAGAAATTAAACTGGAGGAAGTTTATATTATGGCATATATTAGCAAAGAAGATCAGCTTTTAGCTGAGCAAAACCTAATGAATAATTGGAGCTGGCTAACAGAAGGTATTATTGGTGAAGAAGATCAAAAAAATACCTCTATAGTCTTACAAAACTCATACGAGAAAATGATAGCAGAAGGACAATTACCACAGAATTGGTTAGAAAGTCTTTTAGAAGAAGAATATGATGAAGAAGGTAATGTTATTAACGAAGCTTCTCCTATGACTACTGGAGCGGTTGGACAAAACGTTATCCCTAAAGTTTTATTCCCTGTTATACGAAGAGTAATGCCTTCACTAATTGCAAACCAATTAGTATCGGTACAACCTATTACAGCAGCTACTGGAATTATTTACCATATCTCATATAACTATGTAGATAAAAAAGGTAACGTAATGACTGGAGATGAATATAGTGGTACAGCACAGACTTCTAAACAAGGTCCTGGATTTGCTACATTCTATACTTCTGAAAAGATTGGTCCTTTTACAGGAACTGTTGCAGCTGAAGGTGGAGACACTACTATTGTAACTGGTGATAAAGTTAAAGCATTTTTAGGAACTGACCCTACTGCTTTTAAATTAAAAAGAATTGAAGCATATAATAAGACTACTGGTGTAGCTTATAAAACAGTACTTGACGAAACTGCATCAACAATTGATTTTGCTGTAGCTGGTTCAAACATTGGCTATGATGTTGATGCTGGTGATGTTATTTTAAGAGATGCTGCTGACGTTAGTTCTCCTTTCAATGAAAATGATGAAGTTATTCTTTATATCGTTTACGATCAAGAAGGAACTTCTAAAATCCCAGAAATGGAATTCTCAATTGGAAGTCAAGCAGTTACTACAACTGAAAGAAAATTAAAAGTTAGATGGACTAAAGAAGCTGAACAAGATATGAAAGCTTATCACAAAATTGATGTAGAATCAGAACTTGTAAAAGTTGCTTCTATGGAAATGAACTATGAGATTGATAGGGAACTATTAAAATTCATTGGTGATATTGTTCCTACTGAACTTTCATTCGTTCATGAGTGGGCTGCTGATACAGCTAACAATACTGTTGGAAACTACTTAGATAGACATAGAGCTCTTTCACAAAAAATTGCTTTAATCTCTGCTAAGATTTCACAATACAACAGACAAGGACCTGCTACTTGGATGGTTGTTTCACCACAGGTTGCTGCTATTTTAACAATGCTTCCTAACTTTGATGGCGAGATTGCTGGAAATACTTTTAACATTTTCCAAGCTGGTCAATTCAAATCAGGTCTTAAAGTATATGTTGATCCTAACAGAACAGGAGATCAAGCATCTGAAATCCTAATGGGGTATAAATCAAGTAATACCGCTTACGGTGCCGGAGTTGTATATTCCCCATATGCTAACTGGATGAGTAACACTGTTACTGACCCTGATACATTCAATAGTATCCGTGGTTTCTTTAGTAGATATGCTATTAGCAAAGTAATTCGTGGT